GTACGCTGCCCGTTGGCGGCATCGACCAGCACCTTCTTGATTTCGGTCTTAAAGGGCAGGCCGTTTACCGGATCGCGCATCAGGTTAAGCAACTGCTGGGCTGCTTGCAGGTTGGTCCAATCGACCAAAGTATTGGCAGCTTTGCTGTTAATGAAGTTGTAAGCGTTGGGTAGGTTAGGGTTGGTGGTCACACCCGCCGTCTGGTAGGTGGGGTTGGGCGTGCTGTCGATGGTAGCGTTCATACGGAAGCTATCACCGATTTGCTTGGTCACGCTACTGGGGATGACGCTGCTTACCACCCGGTTAAGGCCCATCACCCCGGCGGCGATGATGTACTCCTTTTCGTAGCCCAGACCGGCACCGACACTTTCGGCGCTGTTCATCAACTCGCCACCCAGATCGTAAACCACCGTGTTGCGGTCCAAACCCAGTTTCATACCGATGGTCATGTTGGGGCGGGCCCACACCCACAACTCGTTCATGCCCACGTTGGGGAACTCGACCCCCGGCTGCACTACCTCGCCCCTGGGGGCCACGTAGGGGATACCCTGGATCTTGCCACCGTTAACCCGCGTGGGTTCGGTGGTCACAAACTCGTCACCAATGAAATCGGGCCGGTTGTAACCCTCAAGCAACCGCACCTCGACCAAACCACCGATGCTGGCGTTCCAGGCGTTAATATCCTGGAACACGCTGGGGCCAACACCGGCCACGTCCTCAAACAGGGCGCGCTGCTGGCTACCCCGTGCCTCCACCAGCTTATCCACAAAGCTGCTACTGGGCGGTCCCTCGTGTAACTCGCTAATAAACTGGTGGCCCAGGAACTCTTCCGTCAAGGCCCTTACACTAAACTCCTGGGGGTTGATTTGCTGGGCCTGGTGGTCCACGTAGCCTTTGCCGGTCACCGGGTTCACTTTCACGCCCAGTAGCTCGCGCAGCTTGCTTTTGAAAGCAGCGCCGGTCTTGGCCTCTTTGAGCATCTGGCGCACATTGCGTCCACTAATCATATGATACTACTCCTACTTTTGGCTTGTATTGGGTTAGGGGGGTTAGTTGGCAATGCCACCAAAGACCACCACGGACTGTAAGGTCACCACCAGGTTGCCCGTACCACTGGCTACCGCTGTTTGGAACTCTTCCACCTTGCCAATGGCGCTGGCCTGGCCTGAACACTGCATAATTTCCTGGGGCTGGTAGTAACCGGAGGATTGGTCCTGGGTAAAGCTAACAAAGGTCCCAGGGTTGTAACTGCTGCCACTGACAGCAGGGAAGGGGTAACTGAAGATACCCGTCAGGGCTACCGGCACATGGCCGCTAAACACGCTGTAGCTGTTGTTCTGGCCCATGCTCACACCCAGAAACTGGCTGCGGGCACCCGACCAACTCTGGGTCTCACTACCACTCAGTAGCGGCATATTGGATACGGGCACCACATTACCACTCATAAGAATGATCAGGTCGCCCACGTTAACTTGCACACCCGAGGCCACTGGGTAGTCGGCGACTTCCAGGTTGCCACGCATGTAACGGTTCACACTATAGCTGCTCGGTGCGGCCATGCTTTAGTTACCCCTTAAAATAGAAACATAGTTCGGGCCTTGCGCCGTATCGCCATTCGTTACGGCTGGTTTGATCCCGGATTTCACTTTCTTCACTAAACTGCCACGTTTCAGGAAGTTCAGGTGTTTCTCGCGTGCCGCAGTGCTGGGCAGATCGCTTAACAAACCCACCAGCTCGGCATCAGGGGCCAACTGGTGTTGCTCACACAGCAAACGGCACGCTTTCTCCAGTTTCAGGATCTTTAATTCGGTACGTTCCCCCTCCTCTAACTCACTTTCCTCGCCCTCTGTTTCGGCCCCTTCCTCTTCACCCTCTTCACCCTCGTCCTTCTCTTCCTCCTGATACTGCTTGGCGTGGGTCTTCAGGTGTTCCTTTACTTTCTTGGCTACCTCCTCCGGGGTCAGGGTACCGGCAAAGAACTCCTTCACCAGGTCGTCTACCGCGTGCAAACAGGCCTCTTCGTAATGCTGCTCGGCGCTCTGCTCGGTAGTCTCTTCACCCGTTTCCTCTTCACCTTCTTCCACACCAATGTCGTTAAACAGGCTTTTGGTGGTACCGGGGTCGGCCACTACATCAACGCACTTAACGTGTTGGATGGACATGCACTCTTCCCGGCCGTTGGCGTCCTTGGGTCCCACTACCCCGACCATGACCGGGCTCAGGCCAAACATGTCGGGCATCTCTTCAGCAGATTCGAAGATGACCTCGGCCCAGGGATGTTTCTTCAAAATCTTCAAATCGGCCCTAATACCGCCTGGGGTATCGTGGATGTTTTGCAATTTACCAATACGGCGGGTAAACTCGGTGGGTTTGTACATACCCTTTAGGCTGCGGTCGGCCTGGTGGGCCAGGTTCACTTTGAAACCCGCGTTCTCAAACAAGGGGATGGCCTTGGCCCTTACCTCGGTAGCGTAATGGGTGCCGTTAAGGCTTTGCTCACCCAACACCAGCACGTCGTACAACATGCCGGCATCGCGATCCACCCTTACCTTGGTCTGGGTGTCGGGCTGGAATTGCTCGATCAATGCTTTACGGGTGGGTTTCTTATCCAGTTTCTTGGCCATTATTAATCCTCTACTAAGTGCTTGCTAACCAGGTCTATTTACATCGCGCTGGTACTCGGCTCCTGGCGTACCACTGGGGGCACCATTCTCTTCCCCCTCTGGTGTTCCTTCATTAGTTGGTTCAAGCGCCTGCATTTCCGGGTCGTTCTCCTCGTCCAAAATGTTGGCGCGCTCCACATCGTAATCCAGGTTTTCGCGGGCACTCCAGGTACGCTTGGAAAGCAGTTTGTTCTGGCGCAACACGGCGCAAATCTCGGTTTCCTGCTGCAAGTTACGGGCAGCAATGGGTACCCCCTCGGCCTCCACCTGTACTTGTTCCAAAACATCCTGGGGTAGAATGCCCTGCTCGGCACCAATGCGCAGGGCGTAATGGCACACTTCCACAAATTTCTTAATGGTTGAGAACTGATCCCACTCGCAGCGTTTTACCAGGGGGCTTTCCTGCACCAACGCAGCAGCAAAGTTGGCCTGGACATCGGCGGTAAACACCCAGGCGGGCACGCGCATCTTTACGGCGGCTGCTCGTAAAGTGCTATCTAGCATCAGCTGGCAATTCTCGGCATTACCCGTGGGACCGTTCTGGAACTCCAGGCCCTTGGGGATGTCGTGGACCTCGCCGGGCTGTACCATCGTCACGTTTTCAATGTTGCCCTGGCCATTCCCACCAGGGTTGGTCACGTTGTACTGCGGTAACTGCAAATCCGTGCTGGCGGCCTGCAAGGCTAACACCGCACCGGCGTTGGCTTGCTGGAACTGGCGCACGTAAGCAATACTCTGGCGTACTGCCTCACCCTGCCTACCGGCCCGGTTCAGTTTGTCGGCATCGCTTAACAGGTCTTGCAAGTTAAAGAAATCGCTAATACCCCGCTTTACATTCATGTCCAAATGGTTCTTGAACATGAGCATTTCATTAGCGTTTACCGTCTCGCCATCGGCACTATCGCTGCTGTACCAAATGTGGTAGGCCTGGATATCCACCCGGTCATCGGGGTCGGTTAAGATGCCAAACGACCACTCAGGTGAGCTATCGGTAATGTAGCGCACCTGCTCCGGTTCCACTGCTCTAACCTTGGTAACGCCATCGTCCTGGGGGAAGAAACGGAGGAAGGCATCGCCATCGCGGCGGGGCCGTATATAGAACTCACGTTCCAGCATCCACCAGTAGTTCCTATTAAGGAAATCTTCCAGGAACTTGTTACAGGATTTGATTAACCCGGCACTGGCTTTGGCGTACTTGCGGCTTTGGGCGTGGTACTCGTAACCCGTACCCACCACGTAATCGGCCAGGCATTCCAGTGCCCCCTGGGCGTAGGGGTTGGTTTCGTACAGGTAACGGCTATAAGCCCGGAACAGGTCTAACTGTCCCTGGGTTAGATAGATGTAGTTTTGGCTATACCTGTAATCGAAACGGGCCGGGAACAGGGGGAACAGCAGTTTCAGGCCATCGTAAAATTGCGCCCAGGGGTTAACCAGCTCGAAAGGTGGGGCGTAGGCCGTCTGCTCCATTAACAGCTTTTGCTGGGCCTGGGTATTACCCTGGGCTAACGCCGAAAGGGGGTCGAGTAAGCGATTGAGCTCTGCCCTATCGCGTTTGGCCCACATGTTATCCAAATGCCGTTGGGCCTCCAACGACTGGAGGGTGGGGCTTTTAATGGTAGGTTGGGGATGGGCGGTTTTGCGTTTGAATGGCCACATACTTCTATTACAGGGAGTATGTGGATTTTAGGTCAAGGGGGTTGTGGATAATTTTATGCTAAACTCTTAACCTGGGATTGCCCTGGTGATTAGATGTTGGGCTTTGTACCTCCCCTACCATTTCTAAGAAAGCTTGGACAATAGAGCATAAGGCGTCGGGTCCATCGTCGTGTTTACCCGTGGGGAAGGCTTTCAGTTGGTTTATTAACAACTGATTACCCGGTGTATTCTTAATGTGTAGTTTCTTCTGGGCCAACCAGGGCGTCAAGGTTATCCTAATCTTCACTTCCTTGTTCATGGTGGAGTATATCTTACGGGTAGGACAGCAGCCACCAAGGGTTGCTACCAGGTTGGTTATCTGGTCGGCTATTACCTCCTGGAAGTTATTACACTCCGGTACAAAGGCATCGGGTTTACGCTGGACGATTAACTGGGCGCTAGTCTGGACCAATTGCTCGCTGGTTAGCCTGAGCATGGTAGTATCTTCTAACCACAAATGGCCCCGGCGGTCCATAAGGGCATAGGGGATAGCACTAAAGTCACCCTGCTTGGCATCCTTACCCATGCTGGGGTCAAGGGCCATAAGCGTACAAAACAGGTCCGGGGGTTTGGCGTTTAAGAACTGGGACTGCACCTGGGTTAAACCAATGGGCGTGTGCTCGTAAACCACCCCATCGAAATAGTTGCGCGGCCATTCCGTGGAACTGGGGTCCCCCTGGGGGTTCTGCATGTAGAGCGAATCCCATAAATAGCCTTCACCCGACTGTTCGAGTCCTACCCTAATCTGTTCAAGATCCTGGGCGTTAAAGCGTTCCGGCCACAATGGGGTATTTACCGGGCGTTGTAAGGGATCATCGGCCCCCTCACTTAACACGGGGATACGGATACTGGTCCAGGGCATACCCCCCTTGTCCTTTAGTTCCTCAACTTTACCAACAATGTCCTCGGGATGGCGTCTACTTAACACCAGAATACACTTGCCATTGGGTTCTAACCTTGTCAGGGCATCGCCCATAAACCACTTCCAAACACGGTCGCGGTACAACGTGCTTTCAGCCTCCCGTTGGTTCTTGATGAGATCGTCGCCAATTAACAGATCGGCACCCCGGCCGGTAATGGGTCCTAACGTACCCGCTGTGTGCATGCCGCCCCCGTGATAGCGTACACTCCAGTTGTCGTCGCGCTTTCTATCTAAATGGAGATTGAATAACTTACCACTATGGCGTGAGAAAAGGTCACGGGCCTTGGCCCCCCACTCACTGGCAAAGTCGCTACCATAGCCCGTAAGTAATACCTGTTTGCTGGGGCATAGAGAGAGGAAGTACGGGGGTAAATGCTTACTGAAGAACTCACTCTTGCCATGCCTTACGGGTAACTGCACCAGCAAGCCGGCCTGGCCTGGGGTGCGTAGCAGGTTCATTAGAGCGCGTTCAAGGTAATGCAGGTGGGCTGGAGTTTGGAAGTTCCTTGAAACCGCTTGGCAATAGAGGAGGGGTGTCAGAGGTTTCGGTGTTTGCCTGGTGGTCAAGGGTCTGGGGGCTGTTGTAGAGGATGTCGTACTGTGCTGAATCATACAAAGGCTTCTCTTCCGTTATGATTCGATCTGGGAATAGACCGAAGCGTTTGGCCAGTAAATCGTAAGCGCGTAACCGAACAGAATCGGTCTTCCCGTTTAAGGCTAAGTTCTCAATCCCATGTAATATGGCTACGGCATCCAAATGGGCTTTGGCCTGAATGGGCTTGGTCAGTTCGGCTATCCTATTCTTAATACCAGGTTTTCCCAGAAGGTTCGGACCATCGACATCAGGGCTCTTGGAATTGTACCCTGCTCGTCTGTAAGCATCCGTGGCATTATGGTCCTTCACGTACTCCTGGCAAAAAGCCTCTTGCTTAGCATTTATAGGCATAGGTTTCCTGGGGTCAGGTGGGGTGTAGGCGCGGTCATCAGGGCAAAAGCGGGGTATTGGGGGGTAGTAAGGGGGTCGGCGGCTTTGACGCACGGTTTTGTGCGTTGTTCTGCAAAGCTTTGGCACTAGGGACGCGGCGACGACACTTTGGGTTCGTAAGCGGCAACATGGCAGCCAACACATCGGTATGATCAACAACCCCTCCAGGGGCGGCGGCTACGGGCTGCAACACACCTACGATGGTCTTGATCTCGTCTTCGGACCTACGAGTCAGGCGCACCAACGACTCGATCGTATAACCGTAGAGGAATAATTGTCGGATGGCGATCGCATCGGTAGCTCTAGGACGGTTATTATTATCATCTGGTTCGGGTCCCAGGGCTGGGCGTAAACTACCCGTGCTGCGAACCCGGATAAAGGGACGGTCGCGAGCGACATAAGGTTTGCCATCAAAATCAGAACCTATGCGCATAGATCACTTCCCCTTTCTTAGTAAAATAGTTCCGAGTGGCGGGGTCGGTTTATATTTGAACTCTTTGTTCGTTTGTAACTGTTTAATGAACCGTTCCTGGGCTGCTCTATTGGTTTTGGCGTTTCTCGAACGAAAATCAGCCATATCGAAGTTACTCCTATTAGAACTACTATAACCAAGTGACGTTTTTAATTCTAGAGTTAATAACGCGGAATATCCTGAGAATCTTGAAACCCTTTGTAACTAGGCGGCAAATACCCGGTGGCTTCTGGATGATCTTTCGGGTCCAGGCGCATATGCCAGCCGTCACACCATAAACGCAACACTGTTAGAAAGCGTTCAACTTTGGCCCAACAGCGTTTGTGGATGGGCAACGCATAATACGCAGCCCAATAACCATCAAAATAACCACGGCGGTAGGCCTCGTCTGGAGTTTCCCTACGCAATTGCACTTCAGAACCACACACGAATTCTTTCTCAACTTTCAATCCCTCATCTTTCTTACTCATCATTTAACTCCTTTGGGGCGCGGGGTGGTAAACGGGAACGGAGAGATAGAACCACTTAATTGAGGATTGGCGTTATTAAATTCGGTGACTTCATATTCCTCATATAAATGAAGATAACTATTCTTCCAATATCCACTTGGGTAGCGATTAACATCATCCGAGGGTTTTTCATTTATCTTCTTCATTCTTCATCTCCTTTTAAGAGGGCGGTACCTTTATTCATCCGTAGGATTATAACTTCTTATCATTCATCTACTATTTTCTATCTTCTTTTACTGTTAACCCCTGAGTTGAGAAAACAAGCGTTAACCGTTAACCGTTTTACACCCCCCGAAGGGGGGTTAACGGTAACGCATTACTCAACTCACAAATCAGTAAACGTTCGGTTAACACTACGGTTAACGCTAGTTAACGGTTAACGCTAAGCACGTTAAACCCTGTGCCCTACGGGATTTAAGCGTTAACCAGCTCGGTTAACAGATAAGCAAATCCTTTGTGGCCACGGGTGCTGGTGTTGGTTTTGCGGATTTTTCCACTATCCAATAGTGTTGCCAATGC